GTCATCGCCTTTAATTCTCAATCCACGAGCTTTTAAACCCCCCGGAAGGTTAGATAGCGTACCAGCATCCACCAGTTGTCGTATAAGCGACGTTCCAGCCTTGGCGTACCCTCCTATGATGTGGATCAAACCAAGCCCATAAAAACCAAATCCGGGCACGTAAACGTAGTGCACAAAATGCTGACGCTTAAGGTGTAGGAGATCTCCCTCTACCCAATTACGTCGGATAGCTAAGACTTCTCCGGTCCCTCTTTCGATAGTGACGACATAAGGCTTTGCAATCTCATCTTTATCTTCGTCAACATCGTCAATAACGAGATCCGCGTGTATTTCATAAACCGCATATCGATCATCATCAGTGAGTGAATATCCACCTTCTTCTGCTTTCCTCTTCTCTATATCTGTATGGAAAGGTTGTGGGTCACCTAATTCAACATCTCGATAAAACCCAATAGCTTGGAGTTTTCGTAGTTCGTTTTTGGTCTTTCGCATGACGTGCGTAACACGCTCTGCGGTTTCGATGTGTGAAGCGCCGTAAGGGATGATTACATCTTCAGCGGGGATATAAATGGCAACCTGTCGGCCAATATTGGGGTCGAAGTAAACTTTCTTAAACGCAGACCCAGCCAACCCAAGGCTGTATAACATCCGCTCATGCTCTGAACGGTACTCCACCATCCGTTCAGTCAACTGATAGTTCATATCCGCTTTCACGCGTTCGGCGGCTTCGATCTTGTCTGGTGTTTCTTCACCAAGAATCTTTACACGAACGGGACCAGCGGCTGGGAAAGTCTCACTCATCGTCTCTGCTTGGAAACGGATAGCGGCTTCGGCAAGTATCGTCGAGTAAACTCCGCAGGCACCTTCCCACGGATCAGTACGCTCTTCGTACTTAAACCCTAATACGTCCAGTCCTTTAACAAACGTATCAGCCCAGTCTTTGCGGCTATCAATATCTGCATCGATAAGCCCAAGTAAATCTTGTGAAAGCCCTTGCAACGTATTTTCATCTAACCCTTCTGCAAGGTTGGCATCAAACGCCATCATGTCTACTTCATTAGCATCTGGAATTATTGTTATCTCCATGCTGCCATCAGATAGCGTGACCATCTCTGGGTCAACGATTTCTATCTCTAGCTCAGCGGATTCTCCCTCTTCAAACTCCATAACGTCATCAAGACCTTCGGGAGCCGCATACAAACCTTTTTCAATCGCCATAATTCATACTCTTAGTAGTATCCACCGCGTCGTTGTTTGAAATACCTTTGTTCTTCAGGTTCATCAGTTGGCAAGCGTATGAATCCACCTTGTCTAAAACGCATTAACGCCATGACAGTAGAGTCAACCAAGTCATCATGGCTCATAAACGGGAATCCAGCAATCTCTTCGACTACTTCCTCTGCCCAACGAGTTTCGGGTATCCATACCAGACCCGATGCTACAATATCAGCTACAGAATTTAAACGCGCTAGTTTATCACCAGATCCTCTATGCGGTGTATATTCTTGCACAGGTAGTCCCATCCTACGCATCTCTTGATAGAGTGCGGTACCTGCGCTCTTCTTCTCCACAATAAACGCATCAGGCTCCCAATCTGCATACTCTTCCATAGCTAGCTGCTTTAGTTCAGGAAACTCTAATCGCTGTTTGATGCTGTTAAGTAGGATGATGTTATAGGCATCTACCTCTTCGTTAAAGAACACACCCCACGTAGTCAGCGCGGTGAAGTCCGCACGGTTATGTTTTTCTGCCGCTGCGTCCAACGACATGATGATGTACTCACAACTAGGCGGGGTATCCCTACCCCAATGTTGCCACCATTCTCGCTTAATTAACGCAGCTTCTTCTGCTGTTGGTTCCTGTTGGTACTGCGCGTTCCACTGGAATGTCGGCATCGACGCCTTAGTCCGTAGTAAAGCGTCTAAATCAAAAAACTCCGGCCATAGGGGTTTTTGAATCGGTTTACCTGTATCCTTATCTTCAAGGTCTAGTATGGCTGGAAATTCTATTACCTCAAAGCTATCGGCCCGATCATTCTGGGTCATATCTCTAATTACACGCCCAGTTAGATCATCCATGTGCCATCGAGTCTGGATAATCGCTACGCGGCCTCCCGGCATCAAACGAGTACGAGCACCGAACGTATACCATTCATACGCCTTCTCAAACACCGAAAAGTTACCGTTAATTACGTCCTGCTCTGAGTGAGGATCGTCAACCAGTAACAAATCCGCACCACGACCTGCTAACGCAGAACCTACGCCGCACGCGTAGTACTCACCACCTACATTAGTATTCCAACGGCCAGCCGACTTAGAGTCAACCGCAAGTGACACGGTAGGAAAGATAGATTTATAGGAGTCGGTGTTAATTAAGTTCCTTACTTTCCTACCAAAGTCTACTGCGAGGTCCGTGGTGTGTGACACCATCATGACCTTCTTATTAGGGTTCCGCCCCAGAAACCACGCCGGAAAGAATATAGATACTAACTGTGATTTTCCGTGGCGGGGCGGAATATTAACGCAGATACGATCTTTATCGCCCCGCTCAATTGCCATGAGCATATCTGCCAAAATTCGGTGATGCTGCCCTACAATGTAGTCAGGCTGCATCGCTTTACAGAACTCTATTAGATCGTCATAAGCTAACTTGTTCTGCTTACGTGTACTTAGTTCATCGACTAGACGATCAATTTCTACTACTTCTTCGGGGGTGTAGGCATCAAGATTATCCAACATCACTTGGATTTCTTCTTCTGTGAAGTCTAATGCGACTTCACTCATCGTCATACCCCTCATCATCAGGCTTTTCTATAGGTTTTAACCCCAATTTCTCATCCAAATCGATGATTTCCCCCTCTAAAACCACGGGAGCGTTCAATTCTTGGGGTGGATTTACTAATTTCTCTAGCTTTAAGCGCAGTTTTGCCCGTAAGTCATCCGTTGACTGATGAGTAATAGTCACTTCTGACTTTTCTGCAAACAAACTTACATCAGATATCTTACCTAACAGCTCTAGTGCACGAATACGTACCCTTGGGTCTGGGTTCTCTGACTCTAACAGGAGCTTGTTTGTAACTAAATGACGGATCTGGACTGCGCTTTCCGCAATAGAGTGCCCAAACTCTTGCAATATATTGCCTGTTAGGATTAAAGACGCGGGGGTCATTTTTGCGGTTTTAGCTAAAGATACTTTCTTAGACGTGCTTGCTGGGTTTTCAGCATAGTCTGCTGCTATACCTGCAGCTACATCCTTATCCGCTATGGTTGGGGTAATGTTTAACCCATGTTCGGACAAAAGCATCGCTGTATTACACGCAGCCTCGGCTCGGATGCGAAGATCCGGGTATGGGATGTTGTCAGCTAGCGGTATTCCCACTTCTGGCGTAACAATCACTGTCATAAATATGTACTAGCTCATAGCTAACGGCATAAATCTACATAAAAAATAATTTTTATGCAAGGAGGTTGGGACTCCTATCGGGGGGTGTTCCTATATACGAGGGGGTGGGGGGTCGGAACTCAAAAAATTGGTCGTTATTCGTGGGAATTAGTAATGCTGGAGTAATGCTGGAGTCCCAGTAGATGACGGGGTGTATAGGGGGCGGGTAGGGGCTTGCGTCAGGAAAAATGGGACCGGCATGCTGTATCGATTATTTATAGACAATGCCGGATCTCGTGGTAACTTGTTAACAGGTCGGGGGGAAACGCCTTCCGATTCGCCAGTATGGAATTCCATACTGGCTAACATTAACGAAATAGAGAGATAAAACTATGGCTAATCAGAAACAAGCTGGATCACTGGTAATGGGCTTCAACGGCAAGATGACGCTGGAACTGTCCAAAGGCATCCTATCCTTTGAAAACAAGGCTAAGGGGGCTGAAACAGCCAGAGGCGTAGTGCTAGACCAGTTAGAGGATGATGGATGGGATCCTACTGTGGATTTCAATTCTGGAACTGAAACTAGGGAATGGTTGAAACAGCAAATCACCCAAGCCAAATACGGCAAGGATGGATTGATCCGATACCTAAGCAAGAAGGGTGATATATCGGAAGAGCAATGGGCGCAACGGGATTATGAGCAGGCGCAAGTCTCTAGCAGGCTGACCAATTTCAAGACTGCCCTCACTAAACGATTGGCTAAAGCTGCACTAATCGCTGCAGGTAAAGATCCCAAGGCTGAGGCTGAAAAAGAGAAGGCTCGAAAGGCTGCGGAGAATACGCCAGCTAAAAGGCTCACTACCTTGATGGACTCAGCCAAAAAACTGCTCATGAATGCTGAGAATGAGTTTCCAGCTGGACTCAATAAGCAGGCTCACCTTGAGCGCATCGACAAGATACTGGCTAACCTCGGCAGTGTCGAACAAGCTGACTGACCTATGGCCCCTCTTCGGAGGGGCTTTTTTTTGTCTCAAATTTTTGATACCAGTTCCCGTAGTAGCGCGGCGCATCATGTATTTTCCCACTAACAAATTGATACCAGTTCCCGTAGTAGCGCAGCGCGTAAAGCCAGTATGGAATTCCATACCAGCAATGTTCCTGTAATGTTCCGTAATGTTCCGTGAATGTTCGGTAATTCAGCACTCGTTTTACTACATTATATTCCGTGTAATCTGATGTAATATGATGTAATCAGGTGTAATGTGTGGCAGTCAAAAAGCTCTATATATATATATTTATTAATAATGTTCTATAAATAAAAATATACTTGGACCTGTTTTGTTCAGCCTATCCCATAACATGTTTTCACATAAATGTTCCCAAAAAACTTTCCTCTTCCGAAGTAAGAGAAAGCTAGACTCCATTTCTCAGTTTTACAGAACATTCGCTACATTCTTTGATTTTCAAATAGTTACGCCATTTTCGGGCCGAACATTACCGGAACATTCAAGAACATTTATTGTTTGACATCGTAATACACAATACTTGACAACAATCCATCATTTGACATAGGACTCTATCTATGCGATAATGTGTTTGTGAGTGAGGGTATTGCGCCTTTATTTCACCCCAGTATGGAATTCCATACTGGTTATCTCTCAAACAAAACAGGAGGTTACAGCAATGGATGTTCAACCCACATTGCAAGTAGTACCAGAGGTAGCGACACCATCTATTCAGTCAAGCGCCATGCTCGTTGAGTTCAGCGCGTCTGTGTGGACAGGTCGTAAGAAAGACAAACACGCGTCAGCAGACGTTACCTTTCGTAACAATGCAAACAAAGGCACAGCCAATGTGAGTAAGAAATTACTTGGTGACTGTGACGAGCTGGATGCGGTACAGAAGTTCGTCGGTATCGTGCGGAACGAGCACTATCGCATGACAATGCCGTGGTCAGATCTGGGTCAACGTCTGATACCCACCGCATTGTTCTTCGACTACCGACAGCGAATGTCACAGCATGAGCAAGAGTTCGATCGTTTGGTGCAAGCGTTCCTTGATGTGTACGATTGGGAAGTGATCCAAGCCAAGACCAAGCTCGGTGATTTGTTCAACGATACGGATTACCTATCGCGGCACGCGCTCGACAAAAAGTTCCGATTCAGTGTGACAGCAGTACCCGTGCCTGAGTCCGGTGACTTTCGTATTGACTTGGCGAACGAGCAAGCAAGCATCCTGAAAACAGAATATCAGGAACACTACGAACGACAGATAAACCGAGCGATGGGTGACGTGTTCAATCGCACGCGCACGTATCTCGAACGTCTGTATAACAGTCTTGACTACAACGAAGGTGAGCGGCGCAAGAAGCTCGTGCAGGGTACGTTCGACAACGTGATGGACATGATTGACATGCTCAAAGCGTGCAACCTAACGGGTGACACCCAGATGGAAGCGATACGCTTAAAGCTCGAAGATCAGTTCCGTGGTATCGGTAGGTTACCCATATCACCAGAGGCGCTCAAAGAAGATAGTCACCTGCGTACCGAAACAAGATTGGTAATTGATGATGTCCTTAAGTCATTACCGTCATTGGACATGTAGTGCAGGTTTTCCGGTAACAAAACCAAGGAGGTGTCAAAAATGAGATACACAGAACGAGAGTTTGATCTGTGGAATCGTGACGTACCAAAACCAGTCACAGAGGAACCAACCGTGATCAACCGTCATCAAGCGTTCTATGAAGCGCGAGTCAGCGGTATGACAGCAGCGCAGCAGCGTGATCACATGTATATGTACACGAAGAAGAAAGAAGGGAGGCATTACTTCAAGCATATCGACACGCGGGAATACATGTCGTTCCCGATCCCACCAGATGGTGAGGATGTGGTCATCGAAGACGGTGAAGTGTTGCGTGGGTATGAGACGCGCATTGGGCACTTCAAGCTGTGCGAGTAACACAGTATGGAATTCCATACTAACAGGGGTGGGGCGTTAACCGGAT